GAACGGTGGTGGTGTAGAACCACCTCCTGATGCAGAACTGCCACCACCCAGACCGCCGGGTTCAACCGCGGCCGCAGCTTGAGCATTTACAACAGCTTTCCAATCAGGACCTGCCTGTTCGATTTGAGCCAATTCCCAAGCAAATTCTTTATCTCTTCGCAAGAATTCTCTATTTGCCTTAACATCAATATCAGACCAACCCAAGTATTTCTTTTGTGCATATGAAGGTGAAATACTTTGATTATTAGCCATATTGTTGAAGTTATTCACTTTCATTTCCATCTTCTGGCTTTCTCTCAATTCATAGAAATTGGTGGGTACGTTAAATTCTAAATCAAAATGTTGTTCTTTTAATTTGAAATCAGACCATAATCCCTTTAATTGAAGGTGTGTAATAAATCCATTTTTAAAACCTGCTGCTATTTGTTGTTGCAGACGAATAATAAATCTAGCAAATTTTAATTCTTCGCGGAGAATTTCTTGTCCGTCTTTGAATGTATCTTGAGGATCCAAACGAGAAGAAGGTATTTTTAATGCTCGATATAACTTCTTCATGAAGTACATCAAATCATCTAATTGTCCCAAATTAGCACCGCCGGGTAGTGTAGTAACTGAAGTACCTTCTGATCCGGCCCGTTTCGCAAACCAGTAACTATCTAACATGGTTTGTGGGTTAAATTTCTGAACTACGCCGCCTTGATTATTATCAAAGGTTTTTGAAGACCAATATTGCTGTTGCAATTTTCTGAGATATGACTCTGCTTTGGGGGCAGGCATGTTACCTACATCTACATTGAATACTAATCGTTCAGGTGCTCTTACCAACCGATAAATGATAATAGCATCTTCAATCATAGACAATTGCCTATAGGCGCGTCTAGCATTTTCTAAGAATGGCAATCGCATTGTCTTATTCTCATTCCAAATTCCAGAATGAATATAAGTAATTTGATTTTTATCCATTGGGATATACTCGTGCCCAACTTGTTTAGTTGGATTATTAGGATCAAATTTTGGCTTTCTATATAAAAAAGCTTTTACCATCATGTTTTGTACATTGGTAAAAACAGGATCAATCATGTCTGATGCTACTTGAACGGTTCCCAAGATACCTTCTTTTGGATATTTTTCATGAATAATATGTTCAAAGAACACCTCGCCTTCAATTAAAAGAGAACGAAAAATATCCCATCCTTTATTTTCTAAATCAAAATATTGAATATACTTTTGAAATTCTTTATGAAGACTTTCTTCTTGGATTTCGTTTAAATTATCATTTTTGAATTTCAATTTAATAATATTACCTTCAGAATCTTTATTGATTACTTCGTCACAAATTTCGTCAAGTGCATCCGATACTTCCGAGAAGGCAGCAATGATTCTATAGTCACGTATACGTGCTGGTTTATCCTTTTGGATATTAGCATACATGATTTCAGAGAATCTGGAATCTTTTTGAATGGCGCCGACACCAGCATTATTATAATCACTATTTTGTGATACAGAATGTCTAGATAAAGCCTCTGCTCTTCTTGAGCCTACTTCTTCGAAATACTTAAATTTTGGATTCAACTTATCTGATGCATCTAAAACATTATAACCAGAATACGGCAACTTTGATGAAATATAATTCATCAAGTCTCTGCCAAATGTTGAAGAACGACCATCATCTGAAGAACTCATTTCCACTATTTATCGTACTCTTTAATATTTTAACCGTGACCTGCATTGCCATTATAAATGACATCACCTACAATAGGTGCATATACTAAGCTACCAGCAGTTGAAGCAAATGTAATGCCGGCGAATGTAGCATCGATGCTTTTTGGATCTTGCCATTCAAAATTATCCAAATCTACAACAGGTCTCAATGTGTGTTCTAAAACAATGACGTCGGTTGTGTCGTCGGGTAATAGCGTAGCTGGAATTGTTTGATTGAAGTCACCATACCAGTTAGCTAAATCATACCAATCATTATTAAGCAATGAGAAGAAGTATTTCCCTGTCACATCTGTAATTGGTGGTGGTGGTGGTTCCGGCGGCGGTAGCGTACTACTATCTGGTGCATCGCCTATGTTCATATCATATCTGAATTTTTGCCAACCCGCTTTATTAGCAACTATGATATTAAATGTTCCATTACTAATCAATTCAGGTAAATTTAATTCGATGGTATAATTGTTTAGAATTTTATAACATGATAATGGAAGGTTATATGCACTTACAGAGGGATAATAATCAAAATTTAAAATAGTAAGTGTAGATGGTAAAATAGTTGCCGAAGAAGACAATAAGACATTTGTTGTGTGGTCGTAATTATTGCCTAGAAGCATGAATGGATAATCTGCTTCTTCTTTTTGGAATACGAAATCACTATCTATTAGAGTACCATGGAAGAATATTGAAGTACAAGCAGGTGCTGCAGAAAATTCTATAGTCCTGGTATTGTGTTTTTCGGGCAGTTGAATAGTATCTGCATTAGCTGTATAAAAATTATCACATTCTAATAGTGCTGAAGAGAAATCAGTTTTGATAAAAAATATGTTTTGTTGTTTGGGCGTTTCTTTAGGAAATAACCACCCCTTAATAGTAAAGGTAGTCGAAGCTTCAATTCTGTATTTGTCTGACTTAGTTGTATCAGTAGGATAAGACATGGACATATCACCAGACCAAATAACTTGTGATCTAATTTCTTGAGGAGTTGCTGTCCCCATGATATCCGGTATTTTCCAAGCTATAACAACATATGGATTAGAATACGGAATAAAATTAGATAATATTTGATCCATGTCTGTTTGATATTCAGTTAGAATTGACATAGAAATTGCAATATCAACTGGAACAGGCATGTTAATATGTGCATGTGTTTTACCCGGCTTCAAGTCAGCATAGTGATCACTTTCATCAAATCCATAAAGCTTCGAAAAAACTCTGTTTTCATCCCTACTTATTCCTGTGACATTAACTGCAATAACAGGCAATGTCATATTTTGTGCTTTATTAACTAGGTCAAATAATACTCTTTCTTTCGGAGAATAAACATATCTTACTTTAACATTTGATCTTGCACTACGATTTTTATCATATCGATTTATAACTACATCATCAAACGCAGCTATAAATTGCGATATGATATCACGTATCTCAAAATGAAATGTCTGTATTTCCACACATATATTTAATTGAACCGCTTCAAGAAGTACTTCGGTAGTCTTGTTTTGTTCTGAATAACAGCATCAACAATACATCCGTCCAAAACATAAGTGACACAATAGTCATCAACAGACCTTACACCCCTTCCACATGCTTGGATGAGATTATTAAGCATCTTATTGACATACCATTGACCATCTTCCTTGAAGAGTCGTTTGATTCTTTCATCTCCTAAAGGCATATATGCAGCTTTAACAAGAATCTGAAATCTAGCTAGATCATCTTTCAAGTCTACACCATAAGTCAATGATGGTGATACTAAAATGGTTGGAGATGGATCTTCCAAATGTTGTTTGAGGATTTGTTCATTTGTCATGCCATCACCACGAAAGATGAATCTAGGATCATTAATATTATTTCTCAAATAATTAGTAATTTCCATAGTATGTGTATGGATTACACCCTTAACATCTTTATGTTGATCACAGAGATTTTTAATTTGCTTTGCGATATATGGAAGTGATGTTTTTAAATTTTTATAATTCAATTTAACCTTACCGGTACAAAAGATAGGTGCTTTCTTTGGTGAGAATGTTGAATCCACTTCAATATATTCATAATCTGTAATGCCTAGGGTCTTTGCAAAATGCTTATGATCAATAATTGTTGCAGACATCAATAAAATCTTCTCACCGAATTTGAATACATGCTGTGATAGCTTATCTACCCTCAAAGGTTTCAATGTAATTGCTTCATTGGTCTTTTCTAAAATATATTCACAATCATCCCACGTATCAATAGTACTCTTAAGAGACATATGCAAATTTGTAAATAACGATAATTTCTGTCTATCAGCTAATGCAATATTAGATTTCTTTTTCTTTAAAGACTCTCTTAACGTATCTACCTCTTCACTCAGGTCACCAACAAAATTTTCTAACCAAGAACGAAACTTTGTATAATTATTAATTGGAATAGATGTAATTGAAATATTCATCTTCTTGAGAATCTTAAAATTTAATTCTCTCGAAAATCTTTTAACTAATTCATCTTCCAATTCAGAAGCTTCATCACAAATGAGATAATCGCGCTTCTTTACATGATCAGGCAATGAAAGAAACATACTGTAATTCAATACACCAAATTGCGATACTAATGTTTCATTTCTTGCATTATAATATGGGCACTTATTAGCAACTTGGCATTCATGCTTTAAATCTGAATTGAAAATACAAGGGGCAATATCAACAGTAAATTTTGGATCAATAGCACATACATGATTTGATTTTCCCTTCAATACTTTTGAATCATTAAATAGCATTGCATATTGATCCTGCAATGTTTTAGTAATGGTCAAAGCAATTGCACCGAAAGAAGACATATCTGCGCAATTATCTGGATCAAGGTATTTTCCGAATTGATCCATTGAAAAAGCTTGGTTGCTATTAATGGAATTAATATATTCTGCTGTTGAAACAGAACTGCTATTAGCTAATGTCTTTGAAAGAAAGGATTTGCCCGACCCTGTAGGCGCACAACAAATAACAAACTTCTTTCCCGATTCAAATGCTCTTTCAATACGTGGAATGATTTCCGATTGTTGTTGGAGAGGCTCATATCCATCAGGAAAAAATGACATCAAATTCATAATGTCATTTTATATGGTTTCTAAAAGAGGTCACTCACCAACAATATAAACT